TCCTCATGCACCACGCACTTACAAGCCTGCCATCCGTGACGCTCTATGACGTGGATGCCGTAATGCTCTAGCACGGCGCCAAGGTCAGGCTTGCTTATCACTTAACAATCCCCATGCATCGGCAATAAATTCTGCCCGCTTGTGCGGAGCGCCGCCTATATGCCTTACTGCTTCATTGGCTTGCCGCGCTTCGGTAAATGGCACCCATTCCTCGTCGCCAATGCTGTTGCAAGAACAACCAGCGCCGTAACGGATCCACAATCTCCCATCGGGAGATTTGCCAATCTCTGCTTCGGACCATTCGTAACTTAAGGAATTATCGCAAAGTCCCACTTTAACTTCTATTGAATCCTTAAACTTTCGTGCTTCTTCAGCAATGCGCTTATTTTCTTCCCGCCTTGCCAATTCCTCTTTGCATTGCGGGCAATCTTCAATCGCTTGAATTGTTAACACGTATTTGTAGGTATTTGATGTATCGCCCATACGCTTAAATGTGTGCATTTCATCTTTATCGCAAGGGCGAAAATGTTTCTTACCCGCTTTGTTAATTGTGTCATAATCTTTATCGTTAGGTATCTGTATCGCAACTTTATCCACAAGCCCATATAAACTATTTGGATCATTTAATTCTTTACCGATTAAATTCACCCATTTTTTGTCGGGAACAATGCGTTTACGATTCATGTCGCTCATTCACCCACTCCACTCATTCGTAGCCAAGTATTCAAATCGCTAATTACCCACGACTGGTCAAGTCCTGCCATACGGCGCTTGACGATGACATAGGCTGGTGGTACTGGTGTGATGCCCCTAGCCTTGGCATAGTTGGCAGCCTCGGTTGTAGCCTCACGCCAGAACTGTGGTAGATCCATCTTAGCCGTAGCCTTAAGTTCAAAGACAAACGGCTTGCCTGCGACAAAGGCTACAATGTCGCCTTCATCGTCTTTGCCTGCTAGGCGTAGACGCTCAGCAGACACTCCCTTAGAGCGTAGCCACTTCAAGATACCAGTCTCAAAGGTTGAGCCTTTCTTCTTTCCGTAACTACTCACTGCATCTCCCTTGAGGTTACACCGACGCGCATTTCGCGTATATCTGAGTATATCGTCATTCTACTTGCATCCGCCCATAGCGTTAAGAAGTTATCACCAGTGGCGCTGTGCTTAGCAAACCTGTTCTTTACGCATGCTACCCGAAACTCGCCTGAATGTGGCACCAATGCCACGGTAAGGATCATCTCTGGTAATTGTGCAATCTTACCTTGAATAGATTTACGACTTGGTGGCAAGTCTGGCTTGCCTTCTGCTTCACTTGTATGGTGCAACAGTACCACAGCCGCCTCTGTTTCACGGGCTATATGGTGCATAGCCTTAGCAATCTCGCGTAGCCCAGACCAATCATCGCCAGCCATAGATACCACGTTCATAGCGTTATCTACAATAATCATGTGCGGATATTCGCCATACGCTTCTGCGTATGCTCGTATTGCTAAATCAATTTCATCCAACGTTGGTGATGGTGCAAAGTCAAACTGTAGGTGGGTAACTGCTTCCAGTTCCTGCCCGTAGAAGTCCTGTCCAGCACCGCTTGAAAATGCTTCCTCAACGGTATCTGTTTTATGACCCGTAATCATAGATGCTGCTCTGATTGCGGTTGTGTAGCCGTCCGTATCTGCTGATATGTACAGCGTCGGCACTTTCATCTGTACTGCCATCCAAAGAGCCATGAGCGACTTGCCAGCATTAGGTGCGCCAGCAATCATTGTCATCTGTCCTCTGCGAAACCTAATCCCCTCTTGTACAAACGAGGGGAATAAGTCTGGTAGCAGTGCATAATCATTTGTGCTTTTCGCTGCCGCTTGGTGTAGTGACAGCATCGCTAATTACTTTGCGAAGTTAGGCTCGCACTGATCTGGCGTACCCTTAGCGGTAGGACAGAAGTAACCCTTCCAAGCCTTTGGTGCGCCAGGCTTTGACTCACGGAAGGTACGTGCGCCATGCTTGCATTGATCTAGTGATAACGAAAGTGGTGATACTGGTGCTGCTGGTGCATTGATTGCGATACCGCCAAGACCTTGGGCAATATGCGCTACTGCGCTTTGACCAGATAAAGCCCTGGATGTACTAGCAATGAGGCTTGCAACATCACCAATGGTGGTGAGTTGGGCTTCTAGTTCTGCCTGATCTACGGCATAAACGTTGATGAGTGTGCCGTCAGCCAACTTGAAGTTGACCTGTAACTTGGTTGCTTCACTTGCCATTTTATTTTCCTTTTCCTAGTGGGTCGTATATCTCTGAAAGTTCTCCGCCAACGACGTAACAATAGTCCTTTACGCCGCAGGTGCGACACGACATGCCGATATTTGGTAAAAAAATTTCTGCCTTTAATCCGCGAGCAAACTGTGCAAACAGTTCGGTAAAGACATCTATAGTCCAACGACTCATACCATCGGCTTCTTCAAACTTTGCGCTACGCGCTGAGTAAAAGTAACCACGGGTGGGACGTACACCAAACTGCATCTCCATGAGGCAAGCATACAAGCCCAACTGCATAGATGAATCTGGCGTGCTGGATCCAGTCTTAAAGTCTACCACAATTAACTCACCCGTGGGTAGCACACCCACCAGGTCAGCAAAGCCTTTGATGAGAACATCGCCAAAGTATTGATTAAAGCCCAGTTCGATTCCAGGCTTTCCATCTGGCGTTTCCCAAATCTTAATATGGCTTTCGCGCCATGTAGCCACAAAGTCCTGGAACATCTTAAGACCGTTCTCGTCCCACCAAACCTTGTTCTCTTTGTCGGGATATTTGGTAGATGCCCTGCCGCCTACGCGCCAATCTGTAGGATTGGTGTTAGTGCGCTTTTCAACGTCGGCTATAGCCTCATTGAACGATTCTTCCCAGATGGCTTCAAGGTTCATTGCGCTCCACCTTTCCGAATACAATCTCTTGGGCTTTAAGCAAGCCAGCAATATAGCCAACATCTGCATAAGCAGGCGCATTATCAATTTCTTTTTGTATCAATGCCGCCAAGTTACGGCGCATGATTACTTCGCCCTCAACAAACGCCTTCTCGAAGGCCGTCTTACTGATTATCTTTGCGTGCTGTCTTCCCACTTTGACTCCAATCCGATAATAAAGTTATGTCCGAAAGCGAAGATGCTAAACGCCCAATGGTTTTCCAGACCCGATGGATTCTTGCGAAAATATGCTTTCAATACCCGCTTCTTTTTCATTTGTCTATTGTCGTGACGACTGTAGCAAGGCTACCACAGGAGACGCAACTTGCATCGGTGAAATAGATTCCAATTTCAAAGTCATCGTCAAACTTACATTTGACGTTCCACCATTCGGATCCACACGGGCATACCCGAATCGGACCGAGTGAACGGTAGTCCGCTTCTCCACCAGGGGTGGGTTTAAGGTTAGCGATGTCATCCATTGTCCTTACCGAATTCTGCTAGTAGGAATTTCTCTGCGGCACTATGGAAGGCACTGCCTCCAGCAAAGTACCAGGCAGGCTCTGATGGTGCCTTCAACTCACGTTCCAGTTGAAAGGCTTTACCGCATCGTAGCCATGATGTAAAAGCACTAAACGATCTATGTTGTATGGTTGTTTCGTTCATGGGTGCAAGATAGCACACTACCCAGCATGGCTGTCAAATCGAGACACGCTGGCGCGGAAAACATTTTTTGCCTATGGGTCGAAACTGGCATAGGCTCGATTTGACAAGAGCCTATGGCGTATGTGTATAATACGAGCATAGCGAGTGCCGATACCGAGGAAGCCTTTAGGGCTTCCGTTGCCGAGGTGAGCGACGAAGGCGATAGCGAACTAACCGTAAAAACCCAAAAAAAATAATCCCCCGAATTAACGGGGGATTATGTCGTGCTATTAAGTTTTAAACCAGCATGGTTGTCACTACCGCCGTTGGAATAGTTGGCGATGTAGATGCAGATTTGATGGTTGTTTTACCAACCTTGTATACAAAAGTCATCTTCTTAGCCTTGGCAATTATGCCGCCAATAACTGGTCCGAATACAGCAGCGGCAGCAGCCTTGGCTGCGCCTAGTGGGTGATGGTCGCCTGAATACCAGATACCACCAATGGTGGATACGTAGGCAATGGCATAATGTTCTACTACCGTAACTACTTTAGAAGGTATCTTCATATCGCTCCTTATGGTTTGGCAACCGTCGTCGCCGTCGGCTTAAGTGTAGCATTAACTTGCGCTAGATAGCCTGTCCAGGGGAAGTTTGGGCCAGGATCCGTGTGGCCGCCAAAGATCTTTTTGGCCGAGGTAATGTCATTATGCCCACAGAAGCCAGCCTTGCCCGCAAGGATGTCGGCAGGGGATAACTTGATTGCTGGGATGCCGTAGCGATGGGCTATATCAGCCGTTAAACGGGCGCTGAGAGCCAGTTCAGACTTAGAGTAGGCATCTGCCCATTGGGCTGGGGTTTGAGCCGCAACTCCCGCATGTTCGATACTGATTGAAGCCTGGTTCAATTCTTGATCGTCGCAAGCCCAAGCCGTGTCTGTCTCCTTGACGCTCAGGTAAATATCAGCATCGTCCACCATGTAGTGAGCCGAGGCTTGAGGGGCGTTAGCCCCGCTAAACCATGCCGCTACTTGATGTGCGCGTCCACGATTCTCAGGCGTCTCCATGGTATGGATAACGATGAGGCGTGGCTTGATTCCGTTGCGGCCAGGGGTATAATGCTTGGCCTGAATGATTGGATATGTCATTGCCATATTAACCTTTCCGCTAAATCTCCAGGGGTAGCCAGGTAATCTTCTTTTGCTATCACCAGTCC